ATTTTCTGCTGCTGGTAGTACTGAATTTAAAACACAGATAACTTCTTCAATATTTGTTTCTTCAGCTTGGAATCATATTGTATGTCAAAAATCAGGTAGTTGGCTGCAAATGTATGTTAATGGAACATTGCATTCATCTACATCTAATAATTTATTAGTTAATACATTTTCTCCATTTACTGCATCAGCAAGAATTGATAATACAAGTGATCTATATATAGGTGGTTTTAATAGCCAAAGCTCAAACGTAAACGCATATATAGATGAAGTTAGAATCTTTAATAAGTCGCTAACTAGTGCCAACATAAGTTCTTTAAATAACCGCATTGAAGGTGGCACACTTTTGCAAACAAATGTTGTTGGAACTGTTTTTGATAAACAAGGCCTTGTTGTAATATCATCTCCAGATTATCGTTATCATAATGTACTTACAACGCCATTTACTTCATCATATAAAAGCACTGTTACAATTCATGAATTGAATGTTGTTACAAGAATGGATTCTGGTGATTTTAATATGTCAACTAATTTAACATTGACACGAGATGATGATTCTACATATTTACCATTTGTAAGTAGTAGTACATTTGCACCATACATAACAACAATTGGATTATATGATTCTTCAGGTCAACTTTTAGCTATTGGTAAGTTAGCACAACCAATTCGTAAACGTAATGACGTTGATATGAATTTTTTAATTCGTATTGACTTAGATAAAAATATTACTAAAGGAGATTGATGATACGTTTAAAACAACTTCTTTTTGAAATGAACGATGCTGATATAAAACGCTGTTTAGACAAAATAAAAAATAAACAGTTTAAACTGATAGGTGCTGGAGATAACGGTCGCGTCTATGAAATTGATGGCGAAGACAAGGCGTTTAAAATTACTAAAGAACAAGATGAATATGCAGTAGCTGAAAAACTAGTTAATCAGTATTCAAAATATACAACATTTATCCCAGTATATTATGTTAATGGAACTGATATGTATATAATGGCTAATGCATCTCAATTATCTAGACCCGATTCAAATAGAATAAATAAATTTATTGATCAATATAAAAATTATGCACGAGAAAAAGGCGGCGAAGTTTCTATATTTGACTTTATTAAATCTACAACTAATAATGATCCGATAATTGATAATTTTCTAAATGCATTAGAATCGGATATTAATAAACTAAACATACCAGAATTTGATTTAGATTTAGATTTTAAAACAGATAACATTATGATTTATAATGGTAAAATGGTAATGGTTGATTGGTGATACATATTTATATAAAATTGGATTAAAATGCAAAAACATTTATTAGAAAACGTCATACGTAAATTTTTATTTGAAAAAAGCGAAGTAAAATTACGCATTGAAGTTCCAACAAGCCAAGATGTACAATTTTTTGAAAAACAAATAAAAAAATTAATTGCGAAGAAAAATGAGATAACAGTTCAAAAAGCGGATGTTATTCGTTATGAAGTGATTCGCATTGGCGGAAGAGAAGAAACTTCGGATGATCAAAAAATATCTTCATACAATGAATCATCGTTACAAACTGATATTATATTTGCATTAAATCGTTTAACAGGTACATATGGACAAAAAACTAATGCTGATTACGTTTGGGTAATTGCGTTTGATCCTTATAATACCAAACAAAATAAACAAAGTAAAATACGTGCAAAGTATGTAATATTAGCTTCATACATTAGTAAATCATTACTACCAGCAATAAAATTAGATAATACCACCGGTGGGTTTTTTGGTAAAACTTCTAAAGGGGCATATGTTTTTAATTTAGAAAAAATTAATGAAACGGAATGGAAATCAAAATCTAAAGTTATACCTGGCGAACCGATAATGGGTGGAGATGCTATAGAATCATTATCAGATTTACCAGCAACGGATTTAAAATTTGGAAATAAAAATTCTAATGTAAACAAATTATATTCGTATTTTGAATCTAATTTTCCACAAATTGGTATAGATAATGTAGGTGAATTTAAAAGATCAGCTGGTTTTGGTTGTGAATTAAAATCAATGATTGAACAGTTTCAAATGGAACAAAACATTCCGGTTACTGGAGATTGGGATAAAACTACTAGAATGAAAGTTTTAGATCTAAAAAAAGTCGCATATGAAATACAAGATATTAATTCATTAAAACAACGTATTTCAACTTGTAAAATAGAAAATTTAGATTTAAATAATATAGTTTATCCTGCCAGCGGCGTATTTACTCCGGAGAATACTAAACAATATAATATTGAATTTGTTAAAGTTCAAACGTTAATGAATAATTATCTAATAAATAAATCTTCTAGTATTCCGGGTTTATCAACTACCTTTCAACCATATATAGATTTTAAAAATGATTTTGAAAAGAATCCTGGTATTTATACAGAAGCAGTAAAAGGTATTGTTGGTGTAATTAGAAAAATTCAGCGTGGAGATATAAAAAATATTAATATCGATTCTACATTTGTTGAATCTTTAAAATAAAAAGATTGATATGAAATTAATTAAAGAACAAGATATTACATTAGACGATTTATTACGTGCAGCTGAAGAAGCAAAAGGTGTTACTGTAATTACACCTAAGCCGAAACCAAAGACACCGCCGGTAGTTAATACAAACACAAAAGATGCATGGGGACGAAAGTCAAATGACCCATTTTTCAATTTTGATCCTAAAACTAATAAGTTTGTAGCAGGTCCATGTAAAGGTTTAACTAAAGCACAATGCGATGCAAAAAATAAACCTAAGCCAGAAACTGGTAATGATGCCGATAATATAGCAAAACATCAATCTAAACTAATTTCAAATGCAGTATTATTTTATGAAAGAATTTCAGTTGATGCAAATCGAGGTAACTGGGATGAAGATAAACTAAAAAAATTATTTAAAGATTTTATATTCGTGCCTAGAGCATATCCAGACGAGGCGATGCAAGCTGCATATGTTGATATGTTATATAAAATACTTTTTAAAATGCAAAACTTAACAAATAAATATCCAAAACAATATCAATATTGGGTATCTAGAAATTATGCTGTTGGTGCTACATTAGATAGTTTACGATCTATGAAATTAAATTCAGCACCTACATTTTTATCTTGGTTTAGAGGTAAGACATTTGATTATATGGATTGGACTATAGCTGAAATGAATTGGTCATTTGATTCAGTATTTAAACAACCAATCAATGTTAAACAATTGTACGATGATCCGCAATCATCAAACTTAACGTTGCAAAAATCATTTTCAATTGATCAAATTCATAAAAAAGTTATGGATGCATACAATAATAAAATTTGGGGTGAACCGGAAGGTAAACGTAAAAATGTAGTTTTTCCTAAATAAATTTAATTCAAAAAAGTTATGAGAAGAAATCACTTTCACAGCTCTGGAAATTCAAAACGAGCAAATGCTTTAAAGCATGGATATAAATCAGGTTTAGAACTTACTGTTTCAGAACAAATAAAAACTACTGAATATGATTTGAAATATGAAACAGAAACCTTAAATTATATAGTACCAGAACGTAAAGCAAAATATACACCTGATTTTGTTTTTACTAAAAAGAATGGTGAATTCATGTTTATTGAAACAAAAGGTAGATGGACAACTGCGGACCGTACTAAAATGAAACATGTATTAGCATCAAATCCTGGCATTGATATACGAATGGTATTCCAAAATCCTAATCAAAAATTAGCAAAATCTTCTCCTACAACATATGAAACGTTTGCTAAAAAATTAGGCATACCGCATGTTGCAAAGAAAGATATTCCTGCGGAATGGTTAGAAGAATGCATAAAAAAAGATGAAGAACCAAAAATAATTAAGAAATTCTTTTGATTTACGAAAAATTTTTAATATATTGTTCATGTATTAATGAAATTTATTTTATTAATAGATTGATGAATTTATTGAATCGATCGTTAAGCCAGGAATGTAATGTATGTGCTTAACTTTAATATTATATTATATATTAATAATTAATTGGAATCCTTACAGAATTTCATTATAATTTAAATAATGAAGAATCTTAAGTTATTGCAATTACTTGAATCAGTGTTAGGTAAAGGAAAATCTACATCTGGTAATAACATTGCATTCTTTTCTCCATTTACATCGCATTACAAGCCGAAACTAGAAATTGATATCAACACAACGCACGCCGGCGAAAATGCTTGGCATTGTTGGATATCAGATAAAAAAGGTCGTTCTATTTCTAGTTTGTTTAAACAAATGAATCTGCCAAAGCAGTATCATGAACAATTAGAACGCATCAAACAAACATCTCGTTATAGAAGCCAAGATGAAACTAAACGAGAAAATGCTAGCATACAACTACCACAAGATTACATTCCGTTATGGAAGCCAAAGAAAACTCCAGATTATAGAAATGCAATTGCATATTTAAAAAATCGAGGCGTAACAATGTTTGATATTTTAAAGTATCGAATTGGGTATTGTGAAAATGGAGAATATTCTGGCAAAATAATTATTCCTAGTTATGATGATGCCGGTCAATTAAATTACTTTGTTAGCCGAGCTTTTTACAAAGCAGATAAACAAAAGCATAAAAATCCTAAAATTTCAAAAGACATCATCGGCTTTGATTTAACTATCAATTGGAATGAACCAATTATTCTTTGCGAAGGTGCCTTTGATGCAATTGCAATTAAACGCAATGCAATTCCATTATTTGGAAAAATCATTCAACCAGCATTACAAAAAAAGATTATAGAAAAACGAGTACGAGACATTTATATTTGCTTGGATGCTGATGCATTGAAGAATGCAATTCAAATTGCAGAACGATTCATGGCAGAAGGATTAAATGTACATTTCGTAGAATTACACGATGCTGATGCATCTGAATTAGGATTCGAACGTATTCGCGAAATATTAAATGAAACAGATATTTTAACCTTTGAGGGCATTATGCATCTCAAGATGGGCATGTTATGGACATAAGACATATAGACACTGGTATTGAAAAAATTGACAAAATATTCCACATTTCAGATGTGCATATTCGTACATTGAAACGACATAAAGAATATCGCCAGGTATTTGAAAATTTATTCAATGTTATTGAAACTCACGCAACGAGTAATAGCGTTGCCGTTGTTACGGGAGATATTGTTCATAGCAAATTGGATATGTCGCCGGAGCTAGTTCAAATGCTAGTAGATTTTTTCAATGGGTTCACTATTCCTACCGTTGTTATTTTAGGCAATCATGATATGAACCTAAACAATATGCACCGCGTAGATGCAGTCTCGCCGGTCCTAGATGTTATCAAGAATCCCAATATACATTTTATTAAAGAGAATGGTTTATTTGAATTAGGCGGCGCTACATGGAATCATATGGCGGTTGATAAGACACCTGCAGATTATATTCGTGCAAAAGACTTTGATGCTACATATAAAATTGCAATGCACCACGGTGCAGTAAATACTGCTAAAACAGATATCGGGTATCAAATATCAAATGAACATGTTGGCGTTGACTTATTTGAAGGTCATGACATTACATTGTTAGGAGATATTCATAAACCGGCTCAATTCTTAGATGCAGAAAGAACAGTAGCATATCCAGGTTCATTGATTCAACAAAATCATGGCGAAGCATTAATTCACGGAATACTTGTTTGGGACGTGGAACGACGTACGGCTGACTTTGTTGAAATTGAAAATGAATATGGGTATGTTACAATTGAAACGCAAGGCGCAACGATAGTTAATGCACCTGCTCGTATGCCAAAGCGTCCTAGGATCCGTATTAAATTTAATGATACATCTGCAGCGGATATGAAAAAACTTATTGCATCATTACGCAAAAAGTATACTGTAGAAGATATTACAATTCAACGTACAATTGGTAGTGCTGCTACTGCAGCATCATCATCATTATCAATTGGAAATGTACGAGATGTTGAATATCAAAATGTATTGTTAACAGAATATATTGATAATCATTTTCCACAGGCAACAACTGCTGAAATTGATGCAATTCGACACATTAATAGAACAATCAATTCTAAATTACCTGCAGTAGAATCAATCCGTCACACAACATGGCATCCTATATCATTTGAATTCGATAACATGTTTTCATATGGCGAAGGCAACATTTTAAATTTTG